GCAGCGCAGCCAGTACCATGAACTTGACCGACCACGCCTTGCGGATGATCTGTTGCCAATCGGGTAGTAGCGTCATTTCACCACCTCCAGCCAGACGGCGTTTCCGGCGCCTTCGGCGACTTCAAGTAAGGCGAGAAGCCTGCCGAGAGAATTTTGTGATGGAACGATGCCATTCTTGCCACGTACTCCACCCAAAACGAGGTCGCAGCCACGACAAGCGCCAATCCATCCGAGGTCATAGGCATGACAGAGAACTTTTCCATGAACATGCGAGAATTGTGTTGCTGCCTCAAATCGTCCATTTGGTAGATCATCGCGTCCATTGCCAGCCTCGCAGTAACAGAGAAACATGTTGTCGGCGTACAGGGCGCCGTCCTTCACGGAGATCTTCATAGCTTTATGTGATCTTTCGCCCAGGCCAAAGCCGCCCAGATCATCCCAATCAACGAACAGAGCCAAATCACAAGGCGACCAATGATCTTCGAGCCATTCAGGACGGCAATCAGTTCGTCGATAGAGGGTTTCACCTCGGCCTCCATCAAAATATGTGTGTCGAGTTTTTCCCGTAGAGAAAACTGGCTTCCCTTGATGCACTCAAGCGCATCATCCTGCTTGTTCAGCCTTTGAAGAATGATCCCGACGAGTTCGTTGTCGCTCATTGCGCACTCTGCACACCGATTTCCAGACCATTTTCATCGCGGACAATGTATTGTGGCGCTGATAGGGCAGACGCCATACCCTGAATTCCATTCATGATCTGGCGCAGCATGTCCATGTTCGGATCAATCGCGCCGGCCTGATCTACCTTTGTTGAGTCGTCGGAATTCGGCGCTCCAGAGAACTTGGACGACAGGATTCCAGCCGCCAATTCCATCAGCTTTGTTTCCTTTTCGGCCTCGATCTCTGCCGCCTTGATGCGCTCGGCGCTGGTGATCTGCATCTGTTCAAGTTCGCGTTTCTGCTGATACTCGATAGCTGCTTTTTGTTTTTCCAGTTCCGTTTCAGCCATGAACTTCTGCTGATCGGCCTGAAGTTCGATCTGCTTGGCCTGCATCTGGCCCTGCTGCTTGACCTGCTCCACTTCTAACAAAGGATTGGATGGCGGCTGCTGTGGTTGCTGCTGTTCGCTCGGGTCAGTAAAGAACTCGTTGCCATCAGAGAATCCTGCGTTCTCGGCCAGGCGCTTAGCAGCCGCATATATGTTCTTCGGCGTCGAAACGCCAATCGCCAGGGCTTCGCGCTGCACCTGGAGAATCGACATGAGGTGCTGCAACTGCATATCCTTGTTGCCCGTTCCCAAGCCGACCGCGATAGTCATGTCGGTACGGGTTTGCCACTGGCGTGGATCAACCGGAATCCACTTATTGTTCAGGCGGAAAATCGTCGCCTTGTCGGAATGCTTCTTCAGCAGTTCGTGCGTCAGTTGGAACAGCCGCTTGACGCCAGATTCAGCAAAGATGCGCGCCACCAGTTCCATGCGCTGCTGCGCCGCCGACATGATCTGATTTATGCCAGTCGCCGTCTTGTTCAGCGAATTTGCATCAAGCCCTTGGTTGTACTTAGTGATCCCGGTACGATTTTCTTTCTGCGTATCAAGATAGCTCAGACCTTCGATAGCAGAAGCGCCGGTATTGGGATGGACCAGCGGCATGATGGCCGACATGGGATCGCCCTGCACGCGAACGATGCCACCCGGACGCGATACCAGCATGTCGTCAAGATTCACGCGGTCAGATATGGCATAGCGGCCATTGTTCGCCAGATACAAGCCATCAAGATACTGACGCATGACCGTAGAACGGATTAGCTGCACGTCCTGAACCAAGTCAGCCAGCGACAGCCCGACATGCCTATGGGGCATTGGCAGCGGGCATAGCGCCGCGTAATAGACGTTCTCGGCTTTGCCGGAGTAGATGATTTCTGAACCGACGATGTAATAACGCATCAGTTCGGCTATGCCGTCACCATCGGCATCAATGCGCATTGTTACATCGCGGAACCACACCATGCGGGTAGAAGGGTCTGCACCTTCATAACCTTGATCGTCTTCATCGTATTGATTGCGGGCCGTCGAAATACTGTCATCGTTTGACGTTTCGTCGTAATCGCCAATCTCGTCGGCAATGTCAAAACCCATCAGGCGGATTTCAGAAATGGTCTTGCGCATCCGATGCTCGATATAGTTTGCAACAGAAAGATCAACCTTGCGACAGGCCATATCAACCAGGATTTCTTCTGGCGGCACCGGGTCAATGCAAACCCGGCCAGTCTTGGTTACACGCTTTACGGTGACGTTGTAACCAAGCTCAGACTCTTCGGCGGCAACAATCTCAACGCCCTGATCCTGCGACAACATCGTCAGTTCTTCCACTGACAGATTATGATAGTTGTCTTCAGTTACGTCTTCAGAGGTGTCCCAATAGACCTTGACGTACCCTGTTTTCATCATCAGTGCATCTTTCATCCACGTGTACATGGACATGAAAGAGTCATTCTGCTGCATGACTACGTGATTTACGTAAGACGTTTCCTGTTCGGCGGCATCAACGTCTTCAGCGCCTTTGGGCGTGAATTCGACCGCCTTGTCGCCAGCCGTGAATATCTTCAGCAGGCTCGGCAACATCCATTCGATTGTTTCCAGCGTGTCGCGGGTAACTACTTGAGATCGCCCATCTATCTCATTGCCGAACGGCTTACCAAGATAGTAATTGAGCGCCTGTTCGCGCTCTGCATTCAGCGTGCCGGATAAATAGCCGTAAGACTCTTTCGCCTTGGCTTCGATTGCGGCAAGAATCTCGGAATCGGACAATCCACGCGAATTGCGTTTATTGCCTGTTGATTCTTGGCCTTCCTCTAGGTCTGGATTCATTCGCCGCCTTCGTCAGAACCGTTTCCGGTTTCGGGATGCCCTCACGAACATTGCCCACTGCATTTTCCAATTCAGAAACTCGCCGCTGCAAGTCCCTGATTAATTCTAATACCTGATGCCCGTTCATATTATACCGTTTTATTTATTCAAGATTATAAGTCAAACGATTCCATTATTCGCGTAGTTAATCGGCTTCCATTGCTCATTGCTCATTGAATCAGCAGCAACGCACATATAACGAAACACATCTGCGCCGTGCGAATATTCATCATGCAGCGGCGGCCCCGGCTCATTGGTTTGCGCGTTGATCTGGCGCCTATACCGTTTCAGGCAATCGATTAACCGTGTCGTGCCTGGCTTGTGGAAATAAACCTGATTGAACGACATGCGCGCCGCCTTTATTCCGTTCTCCAAACCGATCTGCGGAATGATCTCAACCGACCATCCCATCTTCTGCATGATCTCCTGCGAACTCTTGCCGGTCTTGAAGTCTCGCGTTGCGCCATCATGCGGCAGAAACAGTTTCCCATAGTTAAGATTCTTGTTTCTCAGCATGGACGAATAGAAATCGAGCGTCTTGTGATCGTCCTCGATATATTCAATCACCCGCAACTCGGAACGGACCTTCTGGCACAGGATGATTGCCATTGAATCATTCCATCCAAGGTCGAATACCGCATGGACCTTCAGCAATGGGTCATAGGGAACGTTACAGATGTTGCCTGATACCTGCGCCTTGCCGATTTCATCAGCGTAGATAGCGCCATCCACAGCGGCCTTGCACTTGCCTTCCCAAATCCATTGATAATCCTCTGGATTTGTTTCCTGGCAATGGATGCGCTCTTTCTCCAACACATCGGGAAACCACGGATTGTCGGAGTAATTGACCGATACCGAATAACAGTCAGGCGGTGCGTTCTCAACGTAACGCTTCCATACTTCGTCCGTGTCTAGTTCAGGGTTGAACGATACCCATATCTCTGAATCAGGCTTGCGGATGGTCGGCACGAGAATATCCAGTGACTTCTTGGAGACAGTCTGCGCCTCCTCGATCCATACGCGGTCAATGCCTTCATAGCTCTTGATGCTTTCTACCGTGTGATTGGCGAGACCAGCGAAGACGAACAGCGAACCATTCTTGCCGCGAATCTCTGTCTCTGTGGAATCGAAGAACGCGCCCAATCCAATTGCCTGTATCTGGTCATCAAGCAGGCGCTTTACGGATTCCTTGATTGATTTCTGCACCTCGCGTGTACAAAGAACGCGGGTTGTCTTTGAGAACGCCTGAAGCAATAGCGCCTTGGCGAATGACCAGGACTTACCCGAGCCTCGCCCACCGTAGGCAACCTTGTAACGATAGGGCGTGAATAGGAATGTCAGCTTGTCCGGTATCTGGACAACGAGGTCAGACATTCTTGGGCGCTACACCTTGGACGATGATCTGCTTAAATTCACCAGTCGCATGAATGTTCGTATCGTTCTCTGTAACCGTTGGAGCGTTGCTCATGACCTTGTTCAACAGGAACTTGGCGGCATCTATGCGGGAATTTGAAACATCGTTGTCATCAAGTGCATGATCTTGCAACATTTTAATAAGCAAGGTCGTCTTGATTTTCTCCTTCATGTTTTCAATCTTTACAGGATGGAGAGGTTTCTTTCTTGCTGCCATGTTGCGAATTCCTCACGGATTGTTCGCGTCATTTAATTAACGCTGCTGCTGCTTTCAATTCCAGTCGTGCGGCTTGCACGATAGGCAATGCCAGATCAATCTGGGTATTCAGGTCGGCAATCTGCGCTTGGTAATCGGCCTTCTTATCCTTGATCGATTGAAGCTTATTCTCCAATTCACTCAGATTGGTAGCAAGCCGAATAACTTCCTTGATCTCTGCGCTGATTGCCATTTTTAATATCCAGTGTTTTGTTTATTCTAACCCATCATTTGAATCAATGGTATTTGGAATAAATCACTTGTTTCTATTTCGTTGTGACTGATTCCGTTAATCCACAGCCCCATAGATTTCAGGTATTCGCTATCGGTTGTCCGTTGGCATCCGTCGCACTTGCGGTCAATTGCCCGGCGGTCGTATCGGCATAGGCGGGTTATGGTGTATTGCTGGCATCCGTAGGTCATGATTATTTGTTACCTCGGGTAAATCCATGCCGGGTCTGTAGAAAATTGAATCATTGCGATCTTTGATTTTCCACCGTCTATTTTTTCTTTTAGCTTCTCTGCTGCGTCACATAATTTGTTATAAGCCTCTACGGTTCCAACCTGCGTTTCCATTGAGCTTATTGCAAGCTCTAGTCCATAATCACATGGTCGCTTTATCTTGGCTGGAACATGTCGAATAGTTGATTGTTTTGTTTCAAGTTGATGTATTTCGGCCATCTCAAAATCCCTTCGCGTAATACTTTGCAAACTTGTCGCGGCACTTGCCGCACATTTCATCTACCAGCCGTGAAAAGTAGTCGCCACAACCACTGCACTCGCCAGCCGAACCAACCGGAATCTCAGCAGCTTTCCGCATGGCTTCTTTTACGTGGTCATCAATGACGGACTCGATAAAATAGGTGGCGCGATCTGCTTCATCGCCGTTATTTGGTTCGCGGTCAATTTCCACGCTTAGACCTCATTGGTGCCTTCGACACCACGTTTTTGACGAATTGCCGTCCGATGGTTAAGCCAATGCATAGCCTCTTCAAGCTTTGTAATAGCCAGTGCGTTTTCACGGCACGCATATGCTCCAGACTGAAAGCATTGCAGCCTGTGAATCACGATGGCTATCAAATCTTCTTGGTGGCATCCATTTACTCCGTGCTCTCCAATAGGACCGTTATGGAATCGCACCACTCCAAATTCTCCGACATGGGTATCTGCAACACCCGAAGTCATCGGCGCACGCGAAATACAGTATTCATGGAATGCTGCGCCAATACCCTGCTCATCCATTGCAAATACCTCTGTAAAACGACTGCTGCCAATTTCAATTTTTTCCATTTTGTTGCTCCTTTAGTTTTTGCCTGTATTCGGCCTTGATGGCTTTCAATTCTTCAATCGTCCATTTGCGCGGCGTGTTGTCTGCTTCCAATGCTTCCACCCGGGCGAGTCCAATCCTGGCAATCAGTCCTATGCGGTAATCAACGGCATTGCCTGACCCGTAGCGGTTATCCTGTTTGGACTGGGCATGGCAGTTGTCTTCATTGAAACGAAGGTGCGGCGCGCTCCCCCTTGACCGATAATGACCGGCATCCACGTTGTTTCCTGACCAGTCCAGCGGCCTGCCGGATGAAATGCAGTTATGCCCGGCCAGTTGATCCCTAGTCCTGATGAAAGCGTTAAACACGGCCTGGGCTTCTTTGATCCACTCGCCGCGAGTTTTCAGTTTCAGTTTCAGAATCTTACGGCTGACGACTTCGGCGACGCGCTCCGCCTTCTCCCGGCGATTCTTGGAGCGTTCGGCCATGATGATTCCGAGCTTTACCTCGCAATCGAATGAGCAGACGTTTTGCAGTGCTTTGCCGGGCTGAAAAAGTGATTTGCATATTCTGCAAGCACGCAGTTTCTTTGGCAGGCTCATTCGATTTCAACCGGCTGTTTTCTAAACACGACGTCATTCATGGCGCCCCATGCGAGTACGTACTCGACCAGGCTTGAGAACCTGCGCTTGCTCATCGCTGCAGTAGATTCACGGAGATTGACCACTTCGCCCTCTATTCCAATCACCATTTCAGCCGGCTGGCCGGTGGCGATGGCGTGGGCGGAAACCATGATGACCTTCCACTGAAGCATTGAACGCTTCTTGCCCATCCATTCGCACTGATTGGCGATGTCGGTAAGCAACGGGTGCAGCAAGGCGTTCTGTTCAAGCGTTCTACTAGCTTCGCCAATACGGACCACATGACCCTCTGGCGCAGATAGCACATGCCGGCAGATGGCCTTGCGGGCGGTTTCTCCGGTGATTACTAGCGGCCTCATGCTTGTGCGGCCATCGAATCAGCAATCTTCCGGGCCTTCCATTCTTCCCGGTAGGTTTCACACTCAGCACGCGCCAGTGCTTCGGCCTTCTCTTTCGGCAATCCGCCGCAGAAGTGCATGATCGCGGCGCGCTCTGAATATTTTTCTTCTAAACAAATGTCAAATTCTTCCATTTTTTTTACCTCCTATTTGCTTTGGTGCAGTCAAAGCAAACAATGGGTCCATTCCTAACTTTGAAATCCGTTGCCAAACATGATGATAATTAGCTCCATATATTTCGCACCATTCAGCAAGAGTTTTTGACTCACCAGAAATATCAACAATTAGATTATTTCTACGATTACGCTGTTGAGTTTTCCAATCAGCCCATCGGACGTTTGAAGGCTCGTAATTTCCGTTACTGTCAATTCTGTCAATCGTGTGGTTTCTGCTTGGAGCCATACCAACGTCTGCAATAAAGTTCTCGAATGAACACATCCATCTGTCACATACAGTTACGCCACGTCCTCCATATTCCTTAAACAAATAATATGTTTCTTTATAGCATCGAGACTTCATATGGCCCCAAGCGTAATATTCTTTTGTTTTGCTCAGACCATGCTTTCTACGACCATTACCTCTCGCATAGAACTTTGACCGTTCTTCGATGTTGATTTCGTCAGTCATGCTGCCATCCGTCCATAGCCGTTAATCTGATTCTCGCTGGTGAAATATTCATCCCATACCCGATAGCGTTCTTCGTGGTCGTCAATCGTTGCCGGCACTTCAACGCCAGCCTCCTTGATGAACGTCATGCCAGCGCGCAATTGGTCCGGTCCTGGCGCGAAGTCTTTACGTAGCAGAACTTTCAAATCTTCAATTTCTTCGGCGGTGAAATCGCCATTGGCAACCTTGTTTTTTGCCCAAATGTCGAATTGCTCTTTGAAGCGTTTTGTCACTTTGAAATCAGCCACGGTATCTCCCGTCTTTCCAATATTTTTTGTCGGCTTTCCGGTAATCCAGAATCCACAGCAGGCGCGAAATGAACTTGAGCATCAGAAGTCCACCATTGATTCTTCGACATAGCTCTGAAAGTCGAAACGCTTGGCGCGGTCTTCGTGGCCTTCCAGGTACTGATTGCTATCAAGGTCGAAGTACAGGCCGACAGAACCCTCCCACTCGCCATTACGCTGCTTGTCACAGCGAAGAATCGCGTCACAATCCAGTTCGGTTTGCTTGCCGTCCTCTTTCAGCTTGTTCCGCCATACGGAAAAACAGGAGTCCGCCAGATCAGTAATCGCCCCGGCGCCGCGCACGTCCATCTTTCCCGGCGCCTTCATTTCGTTCTCGCCCTTGCGTGAATGAGCAACGAGCGAAACGTGGCAATCGTGCAGATTCTTGAAATCGCACAGGCGTTCTACAAACGCTTTCTGGCCGTTGTAGTCGTCTTCTGCGATGCCGATCTTCAGCAGGCTATCAATGACGAAGTGATTGATTCCGTATCGCTTGCGGGCATAGGCGAACACTTCCAGGACGCGATCACCTCTGGCAGTCCCGATGTAGTCGAATACCCATAGGCGTTCATGCAGCCATTCGATAGCCTTGTCGATGTCTGTCCGGTTGTTGTGCTTGCTGCCAAGCAACTGGCGCACCATGCGGTACAGCATCAAGTCGCCCTTAAGCTCGAACGAGGCGATACATACCCGCTCACCGCGCTTCATGGCGTTTGCCATGACGTAGCTCAACAGCAGTGATTTCCCGTGACCATTCACGCCAGTCCAGATCGACAATTCAGACGGGCGCAAGCGAATCATGCTGTGCGTCTTCACCCAAGGAAGGGCCGTACCCAACTCGTCATCATTGGCCGGGAAGAAGCGGCGCATGACGCGATCCCTGAACATCGTCGGCGATTTCAGTTCTGCCGGGTCTTGCGTTGCCGAATTGGCAAAGGCTTGGTCAATCTCTGCCTTCGGTCGACCAAGCACCAGGCATTCATTGGCATCCTTCTCGGGCAGCGTGACAACCTTGCACCGTTCTACCCCGAGCCGCTCGATGACCAGATTGCGGCCAGCAATCCCGATTTCGTCATTGTCGAAACACAGGTAAATCGTTGAGAAGCGTTCCAGGTGGTTGTACTCGTTGTCGATCCACGCGAGATTCTTTGCACCGGAGAAAACAGACAGCGCCGGATAGCCGTATTGGTGGAGAGAAACCGCATCAATCTCGCCCTCGCAGATTGTCACCTCGCGGGCGTTGTCGCTGATTGCCTGCCAGCCGAAAAGCATCTGTTCGCACCCGGACTCAACGCGCATATCCTTTTTATCGGCGATGTTTCGGCGCTTCATGTTGCACAACTCGCCGTCCCGAAGATGCGGGAACACCACGTACTTTCCGCTGGCAGCAAGGCGGTAGGCTTTGATCGACGCGGGCGCCAGCTTGCGGGTTTCGGTAAGCCACGTCATGACTTCACCAACCGGCGACTTGATGCTTTCCGGCCTGGCCGGTTTCGGGAACACGCGCTTTTCGCGGAAAGTCTGATCGACCTTTACCCCGAGAAAATCCGCCGCATCCTTCAGGGCAGACACCAGATTGCAACCGCGCACTGCCATCCACAGATCGAGCAAGTCGCCCTTCTCGCCGGATGAAAAGTCAGACCAGACGCCGGCCTTGTTTCCGTTCAGATGCACCCCGAGACTATCGCCGGCATCGCCACCGACTGACCCGGCACGCCACTCCGGGCCTTTTTTCTTGCCACCCGGCAGAAGGTATTCGGCGACCTCAAGCGCACGGTCAGCCAGCAAGCGGGAAATGTCGCTGGCGTTCATACGAAGTTCCTTGTCCCGGCAACGGCGAGAATCGCATCGGACTGGCGCTGCTTATCGCTTCGCACGTCATCGCCAAGCGGCAATTTGTCATCAAGCAATCCTCGATACCAACGCGGCCTGAATCCAGCCCATCCGTTACAGCAGGAAACGCGGATAGCTTCCGGCAAATCAATCCCGACCGATGCCGCACTTGATTCGATGTCGCTCAATGCAGTTTTTGTCAGCGGCAATCGCTTTGCCTTGCGGATAACAAGCCAGTCGGACGCGATTTGACGATCTACGCCGGCAGCCACAAGGTCATCAACCCCAAGCGGTATTTCCTTTTTTTGTTTTGCTGGAGCAGGAACGATTTCCGACACACACACATCGCCGTCAGGCGGTGAAGAATTTTGCGGTGTGTTTACTTCCTTTCCTTTCCCTTCCCTTCCCTTCCCTTCCTGGGATTCTGGTATTTCTTCAACGCTTCCCGATTGCTTCACCGCTGCTTCACTAGTGCTTTCTGTGTCGTATACATATGGGGCCGGATGCTTCTCTCCTTCTGTCAGTTCTTTCCCGGAAAGTCGTTGATGCTTCTCGAACGTATGAATTACGCCGTACTCTTTGCCGTCGACAACGTACCTGTGAAGCATTCCTGAAACCTCAAGAATCCCAAGAGTCGTCGCCATGTCGAACGGAAGGAACGGGAGGATGTCGAGCTTCAACGTGCGCGGCTTCCACTCAAACCGACCTTTGCTATCGCAGTGACCCCATAGCGCCTCGAATACCATCATCGGGTACATGCCTGGGTTAGCAATCTCAAGGTCTTGCAGCAATTCATGCCGGAAGAAGTCGGGTTTTATTGTTCTGATACGGGCCATCAGGCGCCGCCTTTCAGGGCGAGTTTCAGCGTTTTGCACAGCAGCACAACCTGGCGAGACTTCACCTGCTGGTTATTCAGCTTGGCGATCTGCTTGGCCTGGCTATTTGCTACTTGCCAAAGTGATTTGTTATCAGTCATTAGAATTTACGCAGCGTCTAAAGAGAACAAATCTTTCTGCTCAATGCTTTCATTTCTTTCATGCAATGCCGATTCAAGATTACGAACGGCCTGCTTGAAATACGATGATTTTAATTCTGCACCAATTCCTTTTCTTCCCATTCTGACGGCTGAATAAACCTCACTTCCGACGCCCATAAATGGAGTAAATACAGTTTCTCCAGGATTGCTGCGCATCTGAATTACGCGGTCAATAACGTCAAGCTGCAACGGATGTACATGCTTTTCGTCGTCTTCGTCGCGTGACTCTTTGTAAGGCAATACCCGTTCAAGGCGAATATCATCCCATATTGATGAGGCATAACGACGCCAAATCCAATGGCTGAAAATGTTTTGTTTCTGGTCTCCATCGAATCCGCGCATGGCCCGCGTTTCGCTAGGCATCTTTGAATCATCGCCAGCATACTCAAGGAACCCAACAGGGTTTGCGATCTTCACCTTATTTTCGCCGCGCTTACGGAAAACAAGCAGGTAATCAGCAGAGGCAACTCCGCACTCGATTGAGTCTTCTACTGCGGTCTGGTGGGCGAGATTCTTTTGCATCGTGCGACGACGAACGCCTAGAGGTTCTTTCCAGATTGCATGGCGGGCAATGAAGTCGAACCCTTCTTTCTGATGCAGTCGGATTATGTCGCCTGGAAAGTCAGTATAGCTGGAAAACTGGCAATTACCATTCGGAACGTCCATGCAATGAACGGCAGTGCAACGCCCGTCCATTGTGATACGGGAAATCTCCTTGACCACGAATTCATAATGCTCGAAAAAGTGGTCATAGTCTCGACAGTTAGACATGTCCCTTTCGTCGGAACTGTAGTTATACAGGCCGCCGAAAGGAGGCGAATAGATGGAAAGGTGAATAGATTCTGCCGGAAGCGATCTCATAACATCCATGCAGTCGGCGTTATAAGCTGCATAGTTGCTCGTAATGACTTGATCTTTTGCGTTCATACCCATGATGGCACCTCGATTCGGTTAATGTGTTCGTTAGTTCGCTCAATTCCAATCGCGTTATTCATTTCCGCGACCAGATTTGCAAACATTGATTGAGCCGCTACTGCTTTGCGGTTCAGGTTTTCCAGTACCTTTCGCTGACCTTCAGTATGGATAACATCAACCACTACATCCATCGTTTGACCGAAACGCCAGCAACGGCGAACGGCCTGGTAATAGGATTCATATGAGTGCGACGGGAAGTAGGTGATGTGGGCGCAATGCTGAAAATTAAGACCTAGAGCGCCAATCTTTGGCTTAGTAATTAGAACGCGAATCTGCTTGTCGGCAAACGCCATGAAGCGTTCCTCTTTTACTTCGTCCTTGTTCTTACCGCTGATCTGAACAGCGCCAGGTATCATCTTTTCCAGCGTGTCACCCTCTTCGTCAAGGTGGCACCATACGAGCGCGGGCTGGTCGTGATCTACCAGCTTGGCGACCATCTCGCAACGTTCGCGGATAGTTGCCCGCTGTTCCTGTCTTTGCTCAGGAAGGGTAGTCGCCGGAGTTTCAAACAACATTCCATCAGGCCGGAATGCAGAATGGACTAGGTGTTCTTTTTCGATCAGTGACGGCAAAAGGTATTCACCATCATCAAATCCTAGATCAGACGGTTTCCGCATGGCTCTAGCCCATGAACAAACCCATCTCCAGAAAGGCAACTCCGCATGGCCTTTGAATCGCCATTTAGGAGCCTCTCCGTAGTTGCGACGAGTTGCTGAATTGTTCATGTCATTCTTGAAGAACTTGTTAAGCATGTCAATGAACCCGAGATACCCTAGAGCCTCAGATGATGTACCAAGTTCGATGTAGTCATTCGGCGCTGCGGTCGCTGTGCAGAGCAAACGATACGGAGTCTTGCGCATGAATTCCGTAATCTCTGCTTTGAACGCGCCGTCAAAGTTTTTCAGAATTGACGACTCATCGCAAACCACTCCGCCGAACATATGCGGGTAAAACTCATGAAGACGTTGATAATTGGTAACGATGATGTCGCCGGACACCTTTTCGCCATGCGACCGGCGAACATCAATCCCGAATTTCGCACCCTCTCGGACGGTTTGCTGTGCCACGGCCAGCGGGGTCAGGATCAATACGGGTTTGTTTGTATGCTGCGCGACATTCTGCGCCCATACGAGGCTCTGGAAAGTCTTACCCATGCCGCAATCCTCAAACATTGCGGCGCGGCCTTTCCTGACCGCCCATTCCACCATTGCCCGCTGAAAGTCTTTTAACCCGTCAGGCATGAACACAGGGTCAAACCCGTGGTCAGCTCCTTGATTGGCTTTTGACTGTAAAAATTCCTCGTACTCTTTCATGTGATAAACTACTCCCGCTTGATAGGAACCCGCCGAGGTGTTTGCGCACCGATGACAGCGGGTTTCGTTTTGTCTGCACTAGGTATCAGACTTCTCCGTGTGGCAATCAGCGCAACGAAATCCCATCTTCCAGCCGCGAGACTTACGGCCCTTGATCGACTTTGAATGGCCGCATTCCGGGCAACGGAATGTCAGGAACATAGTTCCGCGCATCTTTTCGTGGTTGTCCGTAGCGTCACGGAAAGACTCTATGTGGCCTGGTTCTGCGGAATAGCTCATTCACCCTTGTCCTCAGACGAGTATCGGAAGATGCGCTGGCATATCCATAGCGTTACCGGAATGGAAATGGCGACATAAGCCAGTGCAGCGAGGAATACGGTTAGCGTGGTCATTGGCCTATTCCTGTTCCTGTTCGGTCATATCTGCCCCGGCTTTCCCATCGCTTACCCTTTGGCGGAAAAATACCCCCGATGCCGTACAGGCCATCAGGGGTTGCGAAGTCCCGTCAGATGACGGGCGGAGGGAGACACTGGTTAGCACTTGGCGGACCTTGTGAAATAGTCGGCCAATGCCTGAATGCTTTGCACGCCAGGATTCGGCGTGACGCCTTGATAAATCTTTGCCAACGTCGAGTATGGAATTCCCGTCGCATTGGCAATTTCTACATGGCGACCCTTGTTTTGCTCAAGGTTGCGCAGCACGTATTCGAGTAGCGTTTCTGATTTCATGTGCCAATTATCATCCAAATTTGGATTTAGCGCAATGTCACCAAAAGGATTTTTTAATGCCCGACAATATGTACATGGGAGACAAGACAAGACAGATCATGTCCATGCGGCTGACCTATCTGATGGGCGTCACGCCGTCACTGGACACTAACGAGAAGCTGGCGGCCAAGTCTGGCGTTAGCTATGGCACTGTGCGCCGCGTTCGCAAGGCAGAGCCGACCGATGTACAGATCGGCCATGTTGAGGCCATAGCCGGATGCTTTGGTTTGAATTGCATTGTGCGCCTAGCTTCAGGATGGCGCAACGCGTACGAAAGCTATATCGTCATACGGTAGTATGCAGTTTAAATAAACGACACTTAAGACTTCCTTAAGACTTGCGGTCGACGTGGATTTCAACGTGTTTTTGGATTGTGCGGTCGTTTTTGGTGATCTGGTATCCACTTGAGGAACTGTTCAAGGTTTTCAGCATCGACTACATACCAGCGTTTCCGCGCCACATCCCACTTGGCGCCTATCCGCTTGGCTTCTTCTCTGTCGCTGTACGGCACCAGCAAATCAACTCGCATCACATTTCCTTTGGTGAAGTCTTAGGCTCTCCGGCAACAGCCCACCTACCCAACAAAGGGTAAGCAGGCTATTCACGTTTCCCTCGGAGCCAGCCTTGAGGAACCCGGCAAAACGCAATCGCAACCTTGCGTCTATTACCCTGGCTTTCCTGGCGTTTACGCAGTCTCTCGCGGCCCAAGGTACAAGCAGTGTAATTCCACCGCTATTAACGATGGCACCACAGGCATAACCCCCGCTGCCGGTTGAGTAGTCTTCTGTCCGGCCCTACCCCGAGTAGTCAGAACGTTGTGGGCTGTGTCTGCTAGGACTGCTTGCGCAGTTGCCATCTTCGCTAGTGCTGACCCTTCACCGATAGACCCTACTCAGCAGCTAGCCGCCAAAGACAAAGCCCCGGAGAGCTTTGTGAGCTAACCAGGGCTTCGAGCATTTTGTTCTAGCACTGGCAGCTTGGCGGCGTCTTCAGACTCACTGAACTAAAGACACCGATAGGGCCGAACCCTATCTCTACCAGTGAGTGCTAGATCGGGTGCCACCCCGATATGCTTCGCATTGTACACACTTGGATAAAAATATCAAAATTAGTATTGACATGATTAGCCAAATCTGGATAATTGGAATCAGCAACAAAGCAACACGAACCACCAGCAACAAGCAACGAGCCGCAAGCCAGTAAGTACGGAACAAGTACCCAGGGGCGGTAAGAAGCCTAGCAACACAGCTTCAAGCCTAGCCGCAGTTGAGTAACAAATCATCACCGGATTAGTAGTTAGCAACACAAGTTTTCAGTCAGGGCCAACGGGAACGGCGCTGACTTTTTTACACCGGAGGACGCCATGAAACACATCGCCTTATTCGCACAGATATCCGCATTTACTATGAGCTGGTCAAGCAACCGAGCCGATGCAATGGCCGCCGCTGCAATCTTCGCTGTGCTGTGTGTAGTGGTTGTCCTCATCAAGAGCAACGCAAAAGTTAAGCGGATCGGTCAAGCGGCGTAACAGCAAATTCAAGTCGCCATAGATAAAGCAAGGCTACCTAGAACGATTCGCACCTTTGAGGGCCGCTACTTCCCTGACGAACTAAGTAGTAGCAGGCCTGGCCGACCAAATCGGCCTGCAAGGCGGGAAGTGCCTGACGATGCGACCGAGAGAGGTCACTTGTAGTACCCGGCGGCAGTTCGGAGTTACGAGAACAGGTCAAAGGCTGAGTACCGAAGCATACCTTCAGGGCCGCCGGGGTTTTTCAACAGCGAGGGGATTATGAACAACATTCAACAAGTTTCATTGCGCGAACAGCCGCAGATTCTTCGGAACTACAAAGAGTTCAACGCGGCAAATGACGACAAGAGCTGGTCGCTGATTGAGATATTCGGCGTGCTGATGCTGGCCTTCTGCGTGTGCTTCACGATTCTATCAATCGCTATTCCAGGGACGCTCTGATGACCCGCGAACAAATCCGCCAGCACCAGGACCATCTGGAAAAGATGGACTCGCTGTCAGAGCGAATTCTTAATGTTGTATGCGCGGTTGCTGGTGGTGCATTTGCGCTTGTGATGTCACAAGTGATTTCAATGATTGGATCATGACATGAGCAACTATGAAATGCCGGTATGGATTGGCGACAACGCAAGCACGCGCATAAACATCGTTGATCTTGATGATGGCGAAATTCTAATTTGCTTTACCAGCGAATCAGTCTCAACCACTGCCCGTATCTCGCTCGATATCGCTGAAAAACTGGCCGTCAATATCATGATGGCGGTCAGTTCCAATCAACTGAAGGCCGCAGCATGGGTAATGATGTTGCTGATTCTCGGCATTGCCATTGCATCACGTTGCGAGAAAGTAGAAAGAGAATGACCAAGAAAAAAACATCTGTTGTCGCAGTCGAAGCGACCGAAGTAATCACTTCGTATAAGGGGTTCGACAAAAACATGAAGTGCCGCGACTATCAGTTCGAGATCGGCAAGACATACACGCACGAAGGCGATGTAGAGGCTTGCGAGTCAGGGTTTCATGCCTGCGAATATCCGCTTGGTGTTTTTTCATACTACGCGCCGCCATGTTCTGTTTTTTGCGTCGTTGAACAAAGCGGAAGCCTGTCGCGTCATGACAAAGATAGCAAAATTGCATCGTCGTCGATTTCTATCAAGGCGTCGATTGATCTGCCGGGACTGGTTGCGGCTGCGTTTGAGTTTGTCACAAAACGCTGCGAACATGTAAAAGCGCGGCACTCTAAAGGCGACAGTTCCGCCAGCAGTGCCACGGGCTACAGTTCCGCCAGCAGTGCCACGGGCGACAGGTCCGCCAGCAGCGCCACGGGCTACAGGTCCGCCAGCAGTGCCACGGGCGACAGTTCCGCCAGCAGTGCCACGGGCGACAGTTCCGCCAGCAGTGCCACGGGCTACAGTTCCGCCAGCAGTGCCACGGGCTACAGTTCCGCCAGCAGTGCCACGGGCTACAGGTCCGCCAGCAGTGCCACGGGCTACAGTTCCGCCAGCAG